GTTCAGATTCGAAATCGCGCTGGCCGATGCGTTGATGCTGGCCGTCGCGTCGCCGAGCGTAGGCGTCAGCGTGGCTGCGAACTTTTCGCTCGCCTGAATGTTGGCCGTCGCGTTGCCGAGCGCCGCCGTCAGTGTGGCGTTGGCGGCGACCGTCGCGTTGATCGAGGCCGTCGCATTGTCGAGCGTCCGCGCGAGCGTGGCGCTGAACTTCTCCTGCGTGGCGATGTTCGACGCCGCGTCGCCGAGCGAGGCCGACATCGTGCCGGTGACAGCGGGCGCTGCCGACGATGCCGAAATCGAGGCCGTCGCGTTGTCGAGCGTCGAGGTGATGGTGCCGGTGTTGCCGCTCGAATACGTGATGCGGATCTGACCGCCTGCAGCCGTGCCGCCCTTCGACCCCTGCATGTTGGAGCCGGAGCCAGCGCCGCCGCCCGGAAAGCCACCGTTACCGCCGATGCCCGCGACGTTGACGTCCGGGTTCGAGCCACCACCGCCGCCGCCACCGCCGTTGGGGTTCGACGTACCAGCGCCGCCCTGCACGCCGGAGGCCGTCGAGCCTGCGCCGCCCGCATTCGCGCCTGCGTTACCTGCGCCGCCGTTGCCGCCGTTGAACGTGGCGTTGTTCGGCGCGGAGCCAGCGACACCTGCGCCGTTCGGGCCAGCCGCACCGCCACCGCCACCGCCCGCACCGCCGTTGCCATTCGAGCCGCCGCCACCACCCTTGCCGCCCGAGAACTTGGTCGTGCCGACGCCGGACGTCGCAGCGCCGCCGTTACCGCCAGTGCCGACCGCCGACGCGCCGAACGTACCCGCCGAGCCGCCTTTCGCGCCGACCGATGAGCCAGCGAGCGTAGTGCCGTTGAACCACGTGTCGCCGCCCGCCGTGCCGTTCGCGCCGTCGTTGGATACGCCGGGAGCGCCGATGCGAATGCTGATCGTCGCGCCGGGGGTGAGCGCGAGGTTCGAGATCGCGGAGTACGCACCGCCGCCACCGCCGCCACCACCAAAGCCGCCGTCGCCGCCCGCGCCTGCGCCCGCGCCCGTCACCTCGATGGTGTTCGACGCGGAGTTCCAATCCGAGGGCACGATCCATGTCGTGCCGCTCGTTAAGATAATTGTGGTCGCCATTGCTAACGGCTACCGCAGGATTAAACGTTGCCTGCGGTGATCGTCGCCGAAGTCACGGACACCGTTGCGCCCGACGCGATAGACGTCGAGTTCAGGTTCAGGTCCGAGGAGCCGGTGCCGACGTCCATGTCCATGACGATGGTCGTGCCGTCGCTCTTGAGCAGACGCGCCCACGACGCCGTGCCGGAGGCCGATGCCGTCGCGTTGCCGATGGCGTTGAGCGTCAACTGCCCGCCGCTGGCGTTCGGGGCGAACGTGGCGTTGCAGGTGAGGGAAGCGAGCAGCGTGGTCGCCGTGCCGCCCTTCGACGGGCGCGTGCCCGCGTAGATGTTGAGGATCGCGCTGCCGCCTGCGTAGGTCGTGATGGCGTTCAGCATTGCGTTGCGAACCGGGTCCATGATGCCGATGGTCATATCAACTCCGTGAGTGATTAAGGACGAGTGCCTGCTAACGTGAAGGCCGTATCTCGAAGCGTCGAGTCCGGCGTGGCCGGTCCCGTCAGCGTCATGACGTCTCCCGCCGCGATGGCGGTACTGGATGCGATCGACACCACGCCGACAGCGGCACCCGCAGCGAACGTGATCGTGCCGATCTGCGTGCCGTTCAAAGCCAGCACGAAAAACGTGAGTGCTGCAGCGGGAGCACCTGCCTTGGCGACGCCGGACGCGCCAGCGGGCAGGGTCCACGAGCGGGGCGAGACGAACTTCCAGACCACCTCGCTGGGCGTCGTGGTGCCTTCGATGTATGCCCCGGCGTCGTAGAGGCCGGACGACAGCGATACGCCTGCAGGCCACTGGTTGTTCGCCTTGGGGCTGAACAGCTTCATCGTGGCTGTGTTGAGGTAGCTGTCGCTGTCTTTGCCGATGGCCCCGGTGGGATCGACCGTGCCAGTAAGAAGCTGCGCGCCAGTCGTGCCAGCCGGTCCCTTCAGGTTCATACCCGTCAGACCCCAGCCGTTCGTGAACTGCCACACGTCGCCGTTCGTCGCGTTCGTGTACAGGTCGCCAGAGGTGCCTGCGGACGTCGGAGCGCCGAACCCAAGCGTCCACTTGCTGCCGTAGAGGAACGGGATCGGGATCTTGATGGTCGTGAGCTTTCCCGACTGCGGGTCTTGTCGGAACCCGGTCGCGAACGTGTACTGATCGCTTGCGGCGATCTGTGGGTACGAATCCAGCGTAGGCATGGCAAAGCCCGTGAATGCTAACACACAGCAGTATATGCTAACTAGCCGTAGTGAAACGCAACCTTTTTCACAGTCAGTGCCTGCGGTCGATGATCCGTCTGGACGCCCAGCCCGAAGAACATGCAGCCGTACTGGAGCGCGTCGTGGAAGTGGGAGTAGTGATTCTTCTGCGGCCCGCTCTCGGCGTTGATCGTGCCGTCCTTCTTCGGCGGGTAGCGGTAGCCGTACTCGAATCCTTCGATGGCCCAGCGGCAGGTGGGTGAGATCAGGAAGAAGCCCTTGCCATCGACGTGGCGCACGAGCATCTGTTCGACGGCACCGATGCGCTTGGTGGGATCGTTCGTCACCGCGCGCGTCACGCGGAAGCCGCGCTTCTGCACCGCCTGCGCAATCGTCTCCTCGTTGATCTGGGATCGCTGGAAGCACGCCGGGTCGAGCGCGAACACGATGTCGCACGCGTGGTACTTCCGGCGCATCAGCGGCACGAGGTAGTTGTCGAGAAAGCGTTCGATACCCATCGTCTCGCCGGGGGGCACGTAGCATTCATCGAGCAGCATGATGCGCCCGCGCGTGTCCTGCTGGAGGATCGCAGCGGCAGCGGTGAGGCCGTTGTCGAGGCCGACGACGACGGGGTAGGTCTTCGTCTTGAACGGGTTCAGTTCGTTCTCAGCGACGTGGAAGCTGCGCTTGAAGGACGACTTATATACAGGCTGGCCCGCGTTGCCGATACCGAACTTGTTCTTCAGGAAGACGTCGATCCACTCCTCGGTCTTGCCGCCGATCAAGCGGTCGTAGTACTCCTCCGGCAGGTTCGGGTTCTCGCGCTCGGGGTTGATCGAGTTGTCATCGAGCAGCGCCGCGGGCTGGATGAACGTGGCCCAGCCTTCCGGCGTCTCGGTGAGCGCCTTGTGCCAGAAGCCGCCGACCGGGGGCGGGTTGGTGGAGCACAGCACGCTGGCCGTCTTGACGCCGCCCATCGCTTTGGAGGGATAGCGGCCCACGCGCCCCTGCAGGCCGGAGAACACTTCCGGGTTCAGTTCGCGCGACTCCTCCACCCATGCCGCCGTACACTCCACCGACAGCAGGCGGCGCACGTCTTCAGGGCCGTCCGCTGCCATGAGCCAGAAGTCCGACTCCACGCGCGTGCCATCGGCCAACCCGAAGCGCATGTTGAACTTCTTCTCGGTCAGCTTCCACGTCCCCATGTTGCCCTGCACGGCGTCCACGAACCACTGATTGATTAGGGGTACGATGGTATCGTTCAACTGTGCGACAGTATTTCGGAGGATCACCATGCGCGAGCGGCGCGCGCCGTTCACCGGGTCTTGCTCGATGGCGAGCTTCAGCAGCTTGAACAGCGCAGCCGTGGACTTGCCGGAGCCAACCGGCCCCATGATGATCTGTACGAACTTGTCGCTGTGGATGAATCGCTCTGCGACCGGGCCGGGCGGGGTGAACGTAAGCATTTTGTAAGAGTGCTCGAGCACTTGCTAACACAATGCTTTGGATGCTAACAGGTATTGACAGGAATGAAAAAGACGCCCACCTGCTGCGAGGCTAACAGTGGGCGGGGGAAAGATTCTGTTCGCTCTTTCGAGGGCCGTGAACAGAACCTGAGAGGGTTCCGATTCTACTTACGATCCATCGTTACGAGTCGTGGTGTAAACGATTATTACAGTGACGGGTAATGCTTACTCGTCGTTAGCTTTCAGTTTTGTTAGGTTGTGGGAGATTTGGGTGGTGGCAGCGAACTTGCGGGCTTCGGCAACGAGTTCGGCGTGGCCTGCCATCGCTTCGTCCCACGTGGCGTAGCGGCGCTGATCGAGCGCCTCGTGGGCCTCGTGCTCCTTGCCTGCAAAGGTGAAGGTGCGGGTGCCCGCGGAGAACCACATCGTCTCGAACAGGATGGGCGGGCCGTGGCCGAAGGCGTGGTCGATGCCGAGGAAGATCGTGGACACCATCATCCCTTCGATCTCATCCTGAGCGAGGAAGCGGGCGTCGTCGTTGAAGTCCTTCCCCCATGCAAGCACCTGCTCCTCGTCGGTGCCGGTGTATGGCGTGACGGTGTGGTCAGGGTTCAGCTTCCAGTACAGCGGTTGTTCTCGCATCACCACTCCACGTATTCCCGCAGCGGATCGCCGTCAGGGCGGCGGCGTCCGGTTGAGGGATCACGGTGCCAGCCAGTCGGCTCGCCTTCGCCGTCCCACTCCATGAGCGCGTTGAGCGCGCCGAGTTGCGTGCTGTAGCACCAGCGCCCGCCGAAGCCCCACTCGGCCAGATCCGAGATGATGGCGTAGGTGAACATGTACTTGGTGATCGCGGCGTCGCGCCCGTTCTCGAACCGGGTGTAGCAGGTGTAC